TCCTTATTCACGGATCTGAGCGCACGATTCTCTGCCAGGAGAAAGTTGCAGATAACCGTATCATGGTATTCTTTAACAAAAAAACATCCGCAAAGTTCACTTATTCGGCCGAGATGAAATCACTTCACGAGTCTTTTACAACTCCTCCTAAAAAGCTTGAAATTCGGATGAATACAAAGTTCAACGGATTTGGATATCCTCTAACCACATGTGTTCCTCGATTTCGAGAGGATATTCCACTGATGGTAATGTTCCGAGCATTCGGTGTAGAATCAGACGAAGCAATTGTTAAGCTAATTTGGGGGGACGACGCAGACGAGAAACATATCGAAATGCTAAGTGCCTCTTTCAAAGAGTGTTCTGATGCAAAGGTATACACGCGCGAAGATGCCATTGAGTATTTGACCCATCATCTGCAGTATGGCACTGCATCAGAAGATAAGAAAGCGTATGTCCGCAGTCTTTTGGAGACAGAGTATCTTCCTCACGTCAAGTTTGGCGGCGATGTATCTTCTCTAAAAGTTCTGGAGGCACGCAAAATGGCACTGACATCCTGGATGGTTCGTCGTCTAATTATGACTGAACAGGGGTATTCTAACATTGACGATCGTGATGCCTACCCAAACAAGCGAGTTGTCACAACTGGCGCTCTACTGACACATCTGTTTCGGCAGCTATTCCAAAAAGTATCAAAGGATATTCGCAGCAAGTTTGTTCACGAAGTCAATAATGATACTTGGAAAAAAGGTGAGCTACCTCGTCCTCTTGAAATTCTAAATGTAAACAATCTTTACAAGATCTTGAAAGTGTCAACAATCGAAGGCAAGCTGAAACAAGCTCTTGCGACGGGTAACTTCACTGTCCAGGGACTTGGAACATCTAGTTCCGCGTCGATGTCCAACGCAACTAAAGTTGGCGTTTCGCAGGTATTGAACAGACTGTCATATTCTGCTACACTCAGCCATTTGCGCCGAATTCAAACTCCAGTTGAGAAGTCGGGCAAGCTTCTTGCGCCCCGAAAGTTGCACGGGTCATCTTGGGGGTTTGTCTGCCCAGTAGAGACTCCAGAAGGCCATTCAGTTGGTATCGTAAAATCTATGTCTATGCTGACTTCAATCACACAGCATACTCCATCGTCGGTGATTATGAATGTTCTCAAGCAGGTTGAGAGCATCGAATGGGTAAAGGATGTTACAACGTGTCACACAGGAACGATGATTGTTGTAAATGGGGTAATTGTGGCATATACTACCGATCCATCTGCAGTTAACAACCATCTTCGTAATTCAAAGCAAAACTTTCAGCTACATCCTCATACGTCAATCGTATGGAACGTTCTGCGACATACTCTAACTATTGAATCCGACGGTGGCCGAATTGTTCGTCCGCTGTTCAGAGTTCAGAAAGGATCTATCCTGCCTGCTCCTGAAAATAAGACAGAATGGAATGAGTGGGTAAAGACCTGCGTTGAATATATTGACCCTGGCGAGACAGACGTAATTCGAGTTGCAATGACACCCGCAGACGTGAACTCGACACATACGCACTGTGAAATTCATCCCACACTAATTCTGGGACACATGGCATCTAGCATCCCATTCTCAGATCACAACCAGTCTCCTCGTAACACATACCAGTCGGCTATGGGGAAGCAGGCAATGGGTATTTTCGCGAGAAACTACTCAAAGCGTCTTGACAAGAATGGTTACATTCTATGCTCACCAATGCGTCCGCTTGTCGAAACACGCATGATGAACGTTCTAAAGACTCACGATATGCCGTCTGGAGATATGATTATGGTTGCAATTGGTATTTATGGAGGTTATAACCAAGAAGATTCTGTGATTTTGAACCGAGCAGCCGTAAACCGTGGTCTATTTCGAACCCTGTATTACACTATCTACAAGGATGAGGAGCATCGCAATGTCGCATCTGGCAAAGAGGAGAAGTTTGTAAAGCCCCGTCGTGAAAACACACGTGGTTTCAAAACATCATCATATAATGCAGTTTCAGAACGAGGAGTTCCGATTCTGAACGCTGAAATCGGAGAGAATGACGTTGTCATTGGAAAAGTCACAAGCCTGAAGGGAGATCTGAACGGTTATCAATATCGCGATTCTTCAACGACACATAAGAACTCCGAGAAGTGTCGGGTTGATGGCGTGTGGCAGGACAAGAATTCTGATGGATATCCTTTTGTAAAAGCTCGTGTCGTTTCTGAGCGCATTCCCGATGTCGGAGACAAATTCTCTAGTCGCCACGGTCAGAAAGGAACTTGTGGTATTCTGCTGAATGAAGAGGATATGCCGTATACAGCGTCTGGTCTGCGGCCTGATCTGATCATGAATCCGCATGCAGTTCCTTCTCGCATGACCATCGCACAACTTATGGAAACGATGTATGGTAAGATTTGTTGCGAAAAAGGAACTCTCGGTGATGGAACACCGTATTCACACCTGAAAGTAGGAAGTTTGCGAGACCAGCTTCTAGCACTCGGAATGCACCCGTATGGCAATGAGATTCTATATAATGGGCAGACAGGCGAGATGATGGAGTCTGAAATCTTCATGGGCCCAACGTTCTACCAGCGCTTGAAGCACATGGTTATTGATAAGAAACATTCACGTGCTCGTGGTCCAATCGTCTCCTTGACTCGTCAGCCCTGTGAGGGTCGTTCTCGTGACGGAGGTTTGCGTGTGGGAGAAATGGAGCGCGATTGTATGTTGTCTCACGGTGCCGCTATGTTTACCAAGGAGCGATTAATGGATGTTAGTGACCCATTCACTACAGGCTTTTGCAAATCATGCGGAACGCTTGCAGTGGTCAACGAAGATGCGAATATTTATCACTGCGGGACGTGTGGGATCAAGACACAGTTCGAGCTGAAAACAATTCCGTATGCTGTTAAACTTTGGAGTCAGGAACTTGAGGCAATGCATATTGTTCCAAGAATGGTGTTTGAGTAGTTGATATTACAGTTTTAAACGTCAATCGTATCAAGAATGTAATGAAAATTGTCCTTATTGCGAATGGGCAGCTGCCTATACCCCCGACCGGATGGGGGGCAGTTGAAATTGTTATTTGGGACGTGAGTCAATATTTAATAAAGCACGGACATGAAGTCAGAATTGTCAATACTACAGACATAAACAAAATTATAAATCAAACAAATTCATTTAGACCAGATATTGTTCACTTGCATTCGGGAACCTTTATTGATGTTTTTAAGTTTATAAACTGCAAACGTAAGATTATTACGTGCCACGATACCGCTCGACAAGACAGTGACAGTTTTAATAAATGTATTGCTGCAAACTGTTCAATTGCAGTATTGTCCGATCGCATATACGATGAATACGTTGGATTGGGATGTGACAAATCCAGGTTACATGTCATTCCAAACGGAATTAATTCTGAAAAATTCCAGTTTGACGAAATATGCGCCTATCCAGATAGATCAATTTATCTGGGGACAATTGATGAACGTAAACGCCAGTATTTATATCAGTCAATCGGCTCCATCTATTTTGCTGGTCCAAAATGGGATTCTAATTTCACTGAAGTGAATCGATATATGGGCCAATGGGATAAGCAGGCTGTCTATACTCAACTAACAAAATACGCAAATTTAGTTTTGCTGAGTGGCAAAGAAGTTCATCCTCTTGTAGTATCCGAAGCCCTGCTTTGTGGTCTTGGAGTTGTTGTTAGTGAAGCTGCCTCTGCTAATCTGGATAGAACTATGCCTTGGATAACTGTCATTCCAGACGATAAGTTGAATGATATTCAGTTTGTCGAATCCAAAATAATTGAGAACCGGAATATATCTATTCAAAATAGGAGAAACATACGCGAATACGCATTGCAAACTGTAACATGGGATATTCGTATGGCGAATATATTGGCAATGTATAATAATGTTCTATAAGTATTTTATCGAAATATTAGGAGTTGTTACCCTTTTGTATGCGAAACTATTAACAGACGCAGATCCGATAGTTATGGGATTAGTATATTTTTCCATGCTGACGATTGCTAAAGGAATAACAACTTCTTATTTTTCTCCAATGAGTGCGCTTACCAGCTATTCCATGGGGCACATGCAATTTGGCGATCTTTGGTATAATATACTTTCCCATATAATCGGAACAGCTCTTGTTATTATAAGTTATAAACCAGTTCATACCATGATTGTCATTTAAATATTGGTAACCTAGTAGCGTAATAATGACGCTGTATATTCGAATTGAGAATGCCGAGCTTCGCGAACTAGTTCAAACGCAAACTAGAAATCACAGATATACAGATTCGGGCTTTGACATTCCTATGCTTCGTCAGACTGTGAATCTTGACGAATATACACACTCATTTCGGCTCGGAGTTCAGGTGGCAGCAGTCGATAATGCTGGGCGTCCGATGCCATGCCTACTTCTTCCTCGATCGTCACTTCATAAGACTCCATTCCGCCTTGCAAATTCGATTGGATTGATCGATGCAGGGTATAGAGGAGAAGTTCAGGCAAAGGTTGATATTTTGCATACGCCCGAACATACGATGAACGATATTCATGTTGTTACGGCATACGACGCTGGAACCCGGATGTTTCAGATATGCCAGCACAACTTTCTCCCCTGGACTCAAATTTGTATCGTAGATGAGCTTCCTGCTGCCCACGATAATCGAGGAACTGGTGGATTTGGGTCTACGACTCTTGACATTGCCCAGCATAGTCGCACCTAATCACATATGAAAGTGTTCTTTTTTTAGATGAACCAATAAATTTGGTTTATTATGATTTCCTGCGATTGATTGTTCATCGGGAGACTCAATTACAATTGGAAACATCAGTGAGGCTCGTTTACAATACAGCTCAGTGCTATCAAAAATCACATGATCCGTAACAAACTTGTTGCTGTATGGAAGGGACAAGTCATCTGTTGAAAATATTTGAGTAAAAAACTTGGCATACGATTTGCGGATCATATAGCACTGCGCACCCCATGGATTGGAGACATTCACTCTTTCTACAATTGGTATTCCATGATAAAATGTGATGTTATGCATGGTAGTAGACGGAAGATTGACGAACCCAATTGAAAGAATATCTGTATCATGCTCTTTCATGTATTTTTCCAAAATAGGCAATGCATTATTAAAATCGCGATGAAATCTGACATCATCTTCAACAATTATAGCAAACTGGTCTCCAGAATCAACCAGTTTTTGCATACATCGAATATGTCCAATTGTAGCAGCAAGTCCAGTCGGGTATGCTGTTCCTTTTTCAAAACACGTCTTTCCACGTCTCACAACTTCCTCATCTGTAAAAAGAGGCGATTCAACACCTTCAATATCTAAATTTAATGAAGATGCTGCATTGCGTAGTCGCTCCATTCGAGCTGGATCACAAGTTACTGCGTATACTTTCATTCTGTATTTACATGTAGCATGCTCTGTCTTCCTAAATGCGTGATTGTTCTCTCGAACATGCAAAAGGATTTTGTGTTGAAGTTGGCACGTGGAATGGTGAATTTTCAAAACAAATTTTAAATATTCCAGCTGTGCAAAAGCTTGTTTGCGTAGATCCGTATAAGCATTATGAAAATAATGAATACCCGGATGCTATGAATGATCTTACTCAAATTCAGTTCGATGTTAAATATGCGTATGTCTCTAATCATCTAGTTTCACAATATGCAAATCGAGTTGACTTTATTCGTAAAGAGTCTGTGGAGGCAGCAAAGAGTTTCCAAGATGGGTCGTTGGACTATGTATACATCGATGGAAACCATAACTATAAACATGTTTTGGATGATTTGAACGCATGGTATCCAAAGCTAAAGAAAGGAGGGTATCTGTGTGGTGATGATATTGTTTCTACAAACTTAGACGAACACGATGAAGATGGAAATGTTGTTCACGTATGGCACGATGGATCTTGGGGGAAATACGGAACTTACAAAGCTATTGTTGATTTTGGTAAGCCATTTAAAATTAATGGAAGTCAATTCTCTATTTTTGTAGAATAATAGTGCGCGGGCATATTCGCCCAATATTTTTTTCCCGCAGTAGAACATAAACTAATATGGGTGGTGGTCTTATGCAGCTCGTCTCTTACGGCGCGCAGGATATCTATATCTCGGGCAATCCCCAGATTACGTTCTGGAAGATCTTATACAAGCGCCACACGAACTTCGCCGTGGAGTCCATTGAGGTGACCTTCAACGGCCAGGCCGATTTCAACAAGCGCGTGACGGCCGTGATCAACCGTAATGCCGATCTGATGTACAAGACGTATGTGCAGGTTGTGCTCCCTCAGATTACGGTGTCTAACAATTCTGGTACTTCTTCTTTTGGCGCCGCAAACGCGACCCAGGGTTTCCGCTGGCTCAACTACATCGGTCACCGCCTCATCAAGCAGGTTGAGGTTGAAATTGGCGGTCAGCGCATTGATCGCCAGTATGGCGACTGGATGCAGATCTGGACCCAGCTATCTACGGATGCCGGCACGGTTAAGGCTCTAGATGCCATCGTTGGTAATACGCACGACCTCGTGCTGATGAAGCGCGCGTCTGGCCAGGCGCTAGACTCTGTGTGCGGTGCTACCGAGACGACCATCTCATGCATTCCTCGCGCCGGAACGCCTGCCAAGACTCTATACATTCCTCTCCAGTTCTGGTTCTGCCGCAATCCCGGTGTTGCGATCCCTCTAATTGCTCTCCAGTATCACGAGGTGCGCATCAATGTCGACTTCGAGACGTGGCAGAACTGCCAGTATGCCGAGACGTCTATCGGTGTCCCACTTGCGGCCCCCACACAGTCGCTCGCTGCTGCCTCTCTGTTCGTGGATTACGTCTACCTCGACACGGAGGAGCGCCGCCGCTTTGCCCAGCAGAGCCACGAGTATCTGATTGAGCAGGTGCAGTACACTGGTGCCGAGTCGATCACGTCGTCGTCGAACAAGATCCAGCTCAACTTCAATCACCCCGTGAAGGAGCTCTTCTGGGTCGTCCAGCGCGACTCGTTCGTGGACTGCTCAACCTCCACCTGGCTCGCGTCGGTTGGTGGCGCCCAGCCCTTCAACTACT